GACAAACTGCGCGTCTCATGCTACGCTCCCTAAGGGAGCGTAGCATGAGACGCGCAGTTTGTCAAGAAACGGGGACACCGAGATTCTCATAGTACCGCCGAGTCACATAAATAATCCTTATGCCCGCCGGTTTGGAATCCGTCACAAGATCCTTGACACTGCAATGGTTTCCGGGTATTATATGTAAAGTTCTCAGGAAATCCAATGTCTGTTTACACACTCTCACAGAAGACCCGCTATCGTATCACTCTAGATATTGAAGCTCTGAGTGATTTTAATCCAGAACAGATTGACTGGAATAAACTCTTTGATCTTCAAGGATCTGAGAGTTGTTCTGCATACATTGAGAATCTGAGTGAAGAAGTCTGGTGAACCAGTTCTAAAACCGTCCCAGAATCCTCTAGAAGTGCTCAGAACACCATCGGGCACCCTAGGACACCCTTCGTGATTTAAGAGCGTTCTGGGACGGTTTTAGAAGTGGCACATAAAATGAGCACAGCACCCGATCTCATGTAGATTAGAAGGGTCAAAGAAATCTAACACAAATGGCACAAACGATCTTCACACTTTCCCCTGAAATGCAAGAGTCCTGGGATTATGTTATGGGTCAAATGTTGTCCTTCGTGAATGATACAAATGCCGACGTAGATATGGCATATGATTTTGTATGCGAACAATTGGACATTGATTCCTTCGTTGACAACAAAGATGCGTGGGATGATTTCTATCTGACCTGGGAATCTGCAGACAATCGTAACACTATGGTTTACGCTGCTATTTGATACAAACTCTTGTGCCAGTCGGCAAGGTGTCCACCAAACCGACACAGGGCACCAAAATCGTGTATTGTAGTTTCAAGTTCAAAAAACACCGAACCAAATGCGTAAGATTGAGCAGCAAATGAACGCCGCCATTTCTAACAACAAAAATTGGCAATCTGGCAACACTTCTGTTCACTTCAATGAGGAAGAAAACCTCTCTATTGTTCGTCTTCATGGTAACAAAATTGCAGAGGTTGGTGATACTTTCATCCGTCTGTTTGATGGCGGTTGGCAAACTACCACCACAAAATCCCGTCTCAATGCTATTTTGACTGAGCACGGTGAGGATGGAGATGGTGTTTTTCAGAAGAACTTTCAGTGGTTCGTTACTATGAACACCGCACAAGGTCTCACCACTATTCCATTCTTTTCTTCCATGCGACTGGGTTAATCCCCCAGTCTTTTTTTGTCCCTTATCTTACAACAACTCATGGATTCGTTATTTGAACACCTGGCAGCAGAATTGGAGGTTACAGTGGATTATCTCCTAGAAGAGTTTATGATAGATGAGGAGATCAATGTGTCTGAGTTGTTATCAACATATTGTGCCGCCTGACGAACTGTCCACGATTCTCCCCACTGGGTTCAAAATCGTGTATTGTTAAAGAGTGGTCAGGAAGATCACATTTTCGCCCTTCACTTTTCATCCAATGTTTGCACAAACTCTGAACTTCGTTGATGATGTGATCTCCTATGATTATCAGGAGATTGTGAACAATATCATTGTGATTGGTGCAATCGTTGCAGTGATTATGGGTGCTATGTATACCCAACTGCGTAAGGTTAAGTTCTCCACTCCCGAACAGTTCGGTCAAATGTTCTACTTTGGGTTGGATCTTCGTCCTGAGGTTGCTGATGAGATTTTGGGAATCTGCGTCAATAAGTATTACCTCGGTGTGTATGGTAACACTGCACAATGGGGCAAACTTGACGAAAATGGTTGCCTCTGATTCGTACTAACTGTTCACCCACTAATTAACAACAATGTTTGACGACATCTGGTCTGAGATTAATGACATGCCCGGTGAGATCTTTGATATCCCGGAGATGAAAGATGACGATGGGGATGATACAAAATCCCTTGAAGATTTCCTGAAAACTAACACTGATTTCTGAGGGAAAAAACCAGTTGGGGAAGTGGCACACAACCCTCCCCACTGCCCCCAAAATCGTGTATTCTATAAGAGTCAAACAAATCACTTCACACATGACCGTCACTTTGACCGCAAACTACAAACAATTCGTTTCTGCTAATGTTGCAGAAAAGATTGAAGAATTGCTGGATGAGTGTTATGATCTCTCCGCAATGCTTGAGTTCATTGATGAGCACGATGAGGAGGACTTCGTTAAATTCTACGAAGAATATGTTCGTTGTGGTGAACAAATTGGTTATGAGGCAGTTGATGCTTTGATTGAAGAAATGGGTTGCATTTCTTACATCGAAGATTGTGACGAACGTTATCAGGGTCACTACGACAATGAGGCGGACTTCGCTGAACAATTCACCTCCGAAGTTTATGGTGAAGTTCCCTCTTATGTTGTCGTGGATTGGGAAGCAACTTGGGATGCAAATCTTCGTTATGATTTCACCGCTTGTAACGACGGTTCTTCTTACTCTCCCTGCCACATCTTCCGCGATCACTGATACTTACCGGCACGAACGAATGTGTTATCGTTCGTGCCACTTTTGACCACTTAGTGTCATTTTGGCAGTGTTTTTATGCGGTCGTTGTTGATGCCCGGCGGGCGATGCGGTTTATAAAAACGCCAACATCCCTAACCTACAACGAACCCAAATCGCCCTCGAGATCTCATCCGAATAAAAAAATCGCCCAGTAAAAAAGGGACTCAAAAACCCCGCCGAGAAAAAAATTCGCCGTGGGTATCCGAGGTTCTGTGATGTCGCTTATAAATATGGGTAAGGTGTAAAAAACCCCCCTATAGTTACATGTATCGCATTATTGCAAAAAACACGAATGTAGTATTCTGCAAAGATCTGAACACGAAAGAGGATGCAGAGAAAAAGCTGTTAACCATTCAGGGTATGATAGCAATCAGTGGCATTCGCACCGAGTATGTTGCAGATGACTTTAAGATTGAATACTACAAGGACAACTAAATAAGACAGACGAGGCGTCAAGAGATATTTCAAAAACTTTGACAAATCATTCTATTTCCTGTAAACTTGAACTGAACAAAAGGTAATTACTAATGGCAAAAGGTTTTGTTGTGAAGGCAAAGAATCCTTCCGAGGCAGGTCCCGAGTGGGACTATGATGCCATCAAGAAGCGAATGGCAGGCAAGAAGATTGTATTCTGTCTTCCTGGTCGTGGGTGTTCATATACATTTCTAAAGAACTTCGTACAACTGTGCTTTGACATGGTACAGAATGGTATGAGTATTCAGATTTCTCAGGACTATTCTTCCATGGTGAACTTTGCACGTTGTAAGGTTCTTGGAGCAAATGTGCTGCGTGGTCCTAAGCAAGTTCCGTGGGACGGCAATTTGGAGTATGATTATCAACTGTGGATTGATAATGACATTGTGTTTAACAGTGAGAAGTTTTGGCAACTATGTGATCTTGCAGTTCCTGCGGAGGGCGACGAGCGTGAGATTGCATGTGGTTGGTACATGACCGAGGATGGTTTCACGACTTCTGTTGCACATTGGTTGGAAGAGGATGACTTCCGTAACAATGGTGGTGTGATGAATCATGAAACTGGTGAGACGATGCCAAAGCGTCGTAAGCCATTTACTGTTGATTACACTGGTTTTGGATGGACCATGATCAAGAAGGGTGTCTTTGAGCGTATGGAGTATCCATGGTTTGCACCGAAGATGCAGGTCTTTGAATCTGGTGCTGTTCAGGATATGTGTGGAGAGGACGTAAGTTTCTGTTTGGATGCGAAGGAACTTGGTATTGAGACCTGGTGTGATCCTCGTATTCGTGTTGGTCATGAGAAGACTCGCGTCATCTGATGATTAATATCCTTTACAGGGGTAGAGTGATTCATAGGGGTCTCAGTCATGAAGAATGTGCTGAGATCCTTGACGAAATGTCAGAACAAGTTTATGATGGTGAGGTAGATCCCACCGAAATTGAATTAGAGGAAATTTAAAATGGCAAAGGTTAAAAAGTCTCTGATGGGTTCACTGATGGTTGAATCCACTCCCAAGAATACTCGGCAAGGAAACGGAAAGCATACCAAGTATGCCGCGACAAGTCGTAACAAAGCACGAAAACCATATCGGGGTCAAGGTAAGTGATCCGAAACCTCCACCGCTCAGGTGGGGGTTTTTTTATTATCAGCATAGATAGATTGCAAGAACATGTGAGTACTCATGAGTCAATTAGTTGTGAATTTACCTCCACAGAAGGTTTGGGTTCGTAAGGAATACCTTCGTGATCATCAAGATGGTCATGGAGAATTTGTGGAGGGTATTTGGGTAACTGCGAAGTCTATTCCAGGACGTGCATTTTATTTTGAGACTTATTTACCTGAGTATGGGGCACTTTATGACAAGTTACCCATTAGCGCGTTCCTTTCGCGACCGGAAACTCCTGAGATAGATCTTGACCTACCTAATTTACAATTTTGGAATTGTATGGATTATGGTGTTCGTTGTATTGAGAAGCAATTCATTGGATCAATGGACTTTGAGGTGCGTTCAAGAAACTATGGTAATTTGAAGGGAGAGTATTTGTTCACTTTGGATAACTTTCATCCAGATGTTGATACTACAAATTGTAACGTAAGTGAAATTCCAGAGGAACACAAGTCTCACAATTGCATTGAACTTGAAAATGGACAGTTTGCACTGTATCCAAACAATAGAATGAGAGTATATGACCTATCAATAACGCCAGAAAACCCCAAAACACCTGATTTTAAGGTTTCTACTAAGTATTATCAAGTTGAGAATGGAGTAAGATGGGGTAGATTGGGTGATACGGACGAATATTTCTGGGAAACACCAGAAGAAAAGCAAAATTAACTCTAAAAAGGAGAAAATTCATGGCAGTTCATCCAAATCCCGATAGAGATAAAGACTATATGTACAAAATGTGGGGTACAACCAACCTCATTACTGATTATTGGAGTGGAAATTTGACAAAAAAAGAGTTAAGAGAGGTTGTTGGTGATTCTGAGGCACCAAAAAAGCATAATTTTGAAAAACAGAATGAAATTCATGCAAAAATTCGCAATGATGACGATTATGACGACTGGGAATATGGTACAGAACCGCTTTACGGATAAAAACGGTTTTTAAATGTAATAAATATGGTAGAACCGCAGTATTTTCATGCCTGTAGAGGTCCAAAAACGAGTATCTCTTGGATTTAAAGACATTAATATGTCTTTTAAGAAAAATCCGTTGACAAATGACCTCATTGTCATGAAAAATGACAATGCAATTGCACAGGCTGTGAAAAATCTGGTGTTAACCGGTAGAGGTGAGCGACTCTTTAACCCTGATTTGGGTTCTGGACTCGCTCAGGCACTCTTTGAAAACATTGATGTAGTCTCCGCATCACAAATACAGTCTGAAATTGATTCTTTATTGAGAAATTATGAACCAAGAATCAATTTGACGGAGGTGAAGGTTGATCCAGACTTTGAAAACAATGCTTTTAATGTAACGGTTGAGTATGAAATAATTGGAATTGATGTTCCGATACAAGTTCTAAGGTTTCCATTAACAAAAACTAGGTAGATAAATGCCACTAGTTAAATTTGCCAATCTTGATTTTGATCAAGTAAAGGAATCTATAAAAGATTACTTAAGATCTAACTCTAATTTTACTGATTATGACTTTGAAGGGTCAAATCTATCGGTAATTATTGACACGCTTGCTTATAATACCTATGTTACCTCATACAATGCTAACATGCTTAGCAATGAGGTGTTCATTGATAGTGCAACTTTGAGAGAAAACGTCGTTTCTCTTGCAAAAAACATTGGATATACACCAAGATCAAGAAAAAGTTCAAGAACGACTATAAATTTCTTCGTTGATGTGTCTGGATTGACCACATCACCTCTTACTTTGACTTTAAAAGCGGGAGTTGTCGCTACTTCATCACAAAGACTTGGTAATTTATCGTTTACATTTACAATTCCATCGGATATTACCGTACCTGTAGTCAATGGAGTTGCAGATTTCAATAATGTTACGATATTTGAAGGTTCATATATCACCGAAAAGTTCACTGTTGACTCAAGTATCCCAAATCAAAAATTTTTATTAGGAAATTCCTCGGTTGATACTGGTTCTTTGAGAGTCAAGGTGTTTGAAACCGAGCAATCTACCTCACATAAGAACTATAATCTCAAAACAAACCTATTTGACGTGACTGCAACGTCAGAAGTTTTCTTTTTACAAGAAATTGAGGACCAAAGATACGAAATTTTGTTTGGAGATGGTATTTTTGGTAAGAAATTAGACAATGATAACTACATTGAAGCAAGTTATTCGGTTACAAGTGGCGAAAATGGCAATAATATCTCTCAATTTGCCTTTGCAGGAAGACTTTTAGACAATAATGGCACTGTAGTTACCTCTGATATCTCTGGAATCTTTGCCGATGGTCCAACATCTGGTGGTCAAGAGGTTGAATCTGTTGATTCTATCAGAAGATTTGCACCAAGAACGTATGCTGCTCAAAATAGAGCAGTCACATCAAGCGATTATGAGGCATTGGTGCCACAAATTTACCCTGAGGCAGAGTCAGTCTCGGTTTTTGGTGGAGAAGATCTCAATCCACCAAGATATGGAAGAGTTTATATATCAATCAAACCAGTTAATGGACAGTATCTATCAAGTGCGATTAAGGATAACTTGAAAGAAGAACTGAAAAAGTATAGTATTGCGGGTATTGTTCCTGAAATCAAGGATGTAAAATACACTTATATTGAATTTGCATCTACTGTGTTCTATGACCCAACCTTGTCAAATGAACCATCTGGTCTCAAGACAACCATATTAGACAATATAAAGAACTTTGCAGACTCTACTGAGATGAATAAGTATGGGTCTAAATTCAAGTATAGTAAGTTTACATCATTGATTGACCGCAACACTATTTTGTCTTCCGACCATAATGGGTTATCCCCCAACCGTTGTCGCAAATTTCCTGCCGCCACTAAAATCGTATTTACTGCACGCATACCGTAATCGTAGTGTTTCTGTGACGAAAGCTGCTGTGAGCTGAGAGTCAAAGTCATTGTGATTTTCTTCGCCAGGCTTGGTGCATCTTTAAAACCAAAGGAGAATAACCTGATTTCTGCAATAAGCGCATAGTTTGGAACCATCATCGCACACGGTCGGAA